AATCACTGAGGCAATCGAGCATTCAATCATAAATAAATGATTTTAATGACGGATAAACGAAACGCGCATCTTATCGCGCTTAGAGTTGCAGTGGGGGAACAGGCCGTGGGCGTCTGAGTTGACCGCGAGCTGTATGTTGCGTGCTCGCTTGCGCATAGCCTCATGACTCTTGCCATACATCTTTGCGATCATACGCGATGACATACACCCGGGCAGACTGAGCGCCCAGCGGATGAGCTCGACGTGCCGGCGAAAAGCGAAGTCGTCGGACATAGCCAGGGCATCGATAAAGGCCTTTAGCATAACGGCCACATGATCTCGAGCGATGAAGGCGTCGACCTCGACATGTTGCTCCCGTGCCGCGGCGAGCGAGTCTTGCATCCAACGGACGTGCTCGTCTTTAATTTTGAAGACGTGCCGACTCTGGACCATCTCGCGATAAGGCAGGACGCCGGCGCTTCGCATCTTCTCCTGGTCCTTCTTGGATTGAGCGAGGAACCAAGCGTCGAACGACTGAGCCTCTTTGGTTGGAGCCGTGAGGTCATTGATGAGAGCCTTCGTCATTCGCCTGTGAATCTGTTGAAGGTTTCGACTGGGGCAATGTGCAAAGGTTGCGCCAGGTATTGTCGGCAGGGACGTAGGCTATGACGCCGAGGGTGCGTAGCCGGCGGACTAGGGAATCTCTTTTCATTCGCCGCTTTTTGCCCTTACGCTGATAAGGAAACATAAGCATGTGCTCGTCGAGCTGCGCCGGTGTCAGAATTGCCGGCCATTCCCTGACTGTGTCGATGATGATAGCATTTACATCCTCCCTGACCTCGATTGACTTCGCGGTGGCCTTAGCCTGTCCGATCTCCATCTTCGCCCGCTTGTGCTTCCAGAGCCATAGCCGGTCCTTTGAGAGCTTACGTTTGAAGGCTAGGAAGGCCAGTTGTTTGGCGGTCAGTTTACGTTTCATCCTGGGTTATCTCGGTAAGGTGGCCGACTTGAAACTATTTATCTTCCCCCGTGCGCCAGCGAAGGGGGTAGAAGCATAAATAACTACCCTTGCGGTAGACGGAGTTGCATACCCTAGTGACGAGGTCATGATTAGGCGGGATGCGGGGGGTGTTTAGGGTTGAGGGAGGGTCTTCCCCCTCACATTGACTTCAAACGCCCCAGAGCCCCCTTGGCGGGTCTGGAATCGGTATGCTGGGGGGCTGACTCGGTACCGACTGGGGCATGCTCCCAGCGTAGCACCTTGTCCTCGGGCGAATGTTGCAGGTAGATGAAGCCCGACTTGGAGCGGTTGCCGTCAACATCTTCGAGCCCGCAACGGGAGGCGCGCTTGGAGAAGCCGAATTTATACCGGGCGGGTTCGCCCTTGGTGCGATAAAGGAAGCCAGCGTCTCGCGAGTAGTTGACCCACTCAGCTGAGCCGGCGCCGAGGTAGGCCAGTTGGGAGGGGGTCATGCTGTCGAGGTCGTCGGCGGACTTCGGCTTCGTCGTGTGGTGCATGTAGATCATGGCGGCCTTCGTGCGCTTGAGGACGGGGTCGACTTGCGTGCGGAGCCATTCGGTGGTCAGGGACTGGTCTGCGATGTCGAAGCCAGCGTAAGCCAGGAGCGGGTCAATCCAGACGACCTCGGCCTGATGACGGACGATAAGGCTTTCGAGGAATTCAGGGAAGGCGCTGCCGATGTGCTTCGTGTCGCGGACAATGGCGATATTCTGCTTTAGCCTGGTCTTCTCGCTCTCGGTCATCTTGCACGTCGAGCCCTGCCACGACTCGGCAATGTCGCCCCCGTCATTCTCGGCCTGAAGGATAAGGGTTCGTAGCCCACGCACGGGAGCCAGACCAAAGACGGACTGGCCAAGCGCCCACGAAGTCGCGATCTGCATCATCAGGGAAGACTTGCCGGTGCCGGAGAAGCCGACGATGGAAACGGCGTAGCCTTCGCAAAGCCAGCGCCGAGACTTGCCGACGAGGACTGTCTTGTCGTCGAGCGGGTTGAAGGCGTCAAGGGCATCGAGGTCGAACCACTCGCCCATATCCTTCTCGCGTTTGGTGGCCTTGCGCTGTTCGGACAGGCGGGCATAATGCTCGATGATTGAATCGGGATTGGTTGCCCGTGATGCAATGTCGGCAGCCTGACGGAGTAGCGCTGCATTCGTAATCAGGTCAACGTGCTCAGACCGATATGGGTTGAAGCCGGCATCGGTGACCAGGAGCGAGACTGTGGCGGCCTCGACGGGAGACTTCATCTCTCGGAGCTTCTGGCTGACAGTGTGCTCGTCGGCTGCTATGCCGTCGACTGCTAGGGACAGCGCGGCCGCGTAAATGTCCAGATGTGTTGGGTCAAAGAAATCCGAAGACTTAAGGTCTGCGGGAAGAGGGAGTGCATCACGAAGCAGGACGCCGAGCAGGTGGCGTTCCGCGGCGACGTTATTCGGCGGGATCATGGGAGAGAGGTTTGGAGGGATGGGGGCGTGGATGCCCTGCGTCAAATGTTTTAACGCCCTTTGGTTTTTGGCGGTGGGCCGAAGTGGTCGAGTAGGCGCATCCGTCCTTTCGTGATGACTCGGAAGCGTTTCTTGACGAGGACGCCAATCTTTACTGCCCGGTCAACATACAGGGAGGCCTGATGATTGGCGGCAAGGTTCCACTTCTTAGCCCATTCGCCACGGGTCAGGAAACCTTTGTCGGGCTGGACGGCTTGCATATGGATGTCGGCCATGACGGCCTTGAGCACGGGGTCGGCGCCAATACGCGAGTAGAGAAGCTTCTGTCCTTTCTGGCTCATTTGCTCTTCGGGTTGAAGACCTTGAGGTCGGTTGTCCAGACCCATCGGCTGCCGACCCGGTGGACGAGCCAGACCTTCCAGTCCTTGCCGTCGACCCAGCCAGCAGCGAAGCCTGAGCCCCAGCGGCTTGTCGCCAGTCTGTGCGACGCGTAAGCCATAGCGTCCTTTTGGCATAGACACCCAGCGGAGAATGCGGCGCCGCCTTCGGCCTTGGTCAAGTTAACCTGGCTAAGGGTGTGGGTGTGCCCGTGGATCAGAGCGCCGCCCCGGTCTGCGTAGTGCTTGCCCTGCTCGGGCGTGGCGTTCAGGCCGTGAGCGTAGCCGTGGATAAAGGCGACCTGCCCAAGGCGGTAGACACCCTTCTCGGCGTGGTAGGGTAGGATGGTCTTGGCTCCGCAGCTCTTCGCGGTCGTACGGATGCGGGCGTCGAGGTCGGCACAGTAGTCCCGTACCAGGGCGGAGGCCGAGGTTTGCTGGAGGGCTTCGGCGCGGTGCTCGTGATTTCCCATCAGGTAGACAGTGGGCTTGGTGCGGGCTAGGAAGTCTTCGCCGGCCTCGACGTCAGCAATGAGGGACTCAGCGCCTTCGGCATCTTGGCCAGCGCCGCGACGGAGGGAACGGAAGTCGAAGCAGTCGCCGAGGTGTACGCGGACGGACGGCTTGTAGTCCTTGATGAATTCGCAGAGAGCCTCGACGGCGTTCTCGTCGGCCATGTCGCCGTGATTGTCGCCGAAAGCGACGAAGCGGATTGGGGTGCTCATGTTATTCGGTAGGAATGGGTAGGCCTTGGTCATAGGCCTTGAGCATTAGGTCGCGTCGACGGCGTGCGTTCTCAAGGTCGCCCCCGAGGTTCTGGAGAATGTCGGTCTTGCGGCGCCGTAAACGAAACCACCAACAGTCGCCGAGTTTCTGAAGGTGATGATTGGGGTTCTCGGCCTTGATGATTGGGTCGCGGCCGTCCCGACCTGCCCGGGTGTATTTCGGGCAAGCCAGCAGAAAGTCGATTCGCTCCTGGCTAAGACCTGCACGGCGAGCCCATTGGATACGCTCGTCTAGTGACAGGTATTCCTCCATGGTCAGAGTCGCCATGTCTTTGCGATGTAGCGGCCTTCCTGCATGATGGCGTTACGAGAGTTAGGGGCAAAGGTCATCTCGAGGTCGAAGGCGTACCGCTCGCGGATCTCCATGATGCTGTCGAGCTCTTCGGAGTTGGCGGCCTCAACGCCAGAGGTCGAGACGTAGATTGTGCGCACCTTCCAGCCGAGGTCGTGCAGGATGGTCTGCGACACTTGCAGCTCGTTGAGATACCGCCAGTCACTGCATACCACAGTTTCCGGCGCTTGCTCCCCTGGCGTCATTTGGATGGGGCAATAGTAAGCGAGGTTTTTAGCGAAGATGTCCTTGTCGATTGACCGGGCAAGCCGTCCAGCTGCGACAAGGAAGTCGCGGTTCTTAACCTTGAAGGCCTCGTTGTGAAAGTTGCCCTCGAGGTTGAGGCTCATCAGATAGTCATTGCCGGCGTCCTTGAGGTAGTCCGCAAAGTTCTGCTTGCGCGAAGGCCTTGTCGCCCATTCGAGGATGCCCGAGGCAAGGGTGTCCTTCCCGGCCCTGGCGTAGCCGCAGATCAGGACAAGAGTCGGCGCGGCCATGGGCGTGGGTGCTTCAGTCACGGCCGTTTAATAGGGGACGTCTTCGGGGTTCGGCAGGTCGTTGACGACCGGCTTCTGGGAGCCCTTCGGAAACGAGAGCTTATATTTGTATTGGGCCTTGCCGTTGTATTCGCCATTGGCTTCGCACTCAACGCCGACGAGCAGGGTCTGGCCGCAAGCGGGTTCGAGGTATTGCAGGTACTCGGCAGGGGTGGCGTCCATACGAATTTCGCTGGTGAATTTGCCGGAGAATTTACCGACGAGCATGGCGAGCGCCTTGCCGTACTTGGTGGAGAAGTTCTTCGACAGGCAGAAGCCCTTGTCGTCGACGAAGAAGAGGCGGGCGGAGGCCGTGCCGTCTTCCCAGACCTTGACCTTGTCGGTTCCCTTGGGGCGGATGAGTTTCAGTTTATAGGTTCCGTTGGTCGAGATGTTCGTCAGCGGGGGGCGTTCGTTGGTGGGTTCCATGGTATTAGGCGAAGGTAATGGGGGTTGCGGTCGAGGTCGTCTTGACGTCGATGACTTGGATGTCGTCAGGGTAGGCTGGCCAGACGCCGGAGGCGGTGCACTCGCGGTAAAGGGTGACGGCCTTCTCGAAGTCGGAGACTGCCCAGGACATGAGCTCGGGACCGATCTCGCAGACGGCCGTGGCAAAGGGCGGCTCCTTTTCAACGAAGAGGAATCGGAAGCCGAGAGGGCGCTTGCCCGTGGCGAGCTCATAAACGAGGCGATACCAATAGGCCTGTAATGCGTAGCGATAATTGCGGATGCTCTTGAGCATGCCGGCGGGCGTTGCTTCGCCTAGGCCCGTGGTCTTGATGTCCCATAGGTAGTCGCCGGCCACCCCATCGATGGCGGCCTTGAGGGGGATGCCGTTATAGTCGACGTGGTACATCACTTCGGTCTCGTCGAATTCAACGCCGTGCACCTTGAGCGCGTGTCGAGCAGCCGAAGCCACGAGATGCCCCATGGCAGACTCTTCCGAGTCGAGGATGGTCTTGCCGGCATTGTGTTCGCAGAAGTCGGACCACATAGCCTTACCCTCTTTTGTCCGGCGATCGCAATCTGGAGCGGTCGCATAGAGGTCGTCTAAGGTGTGGGGCTCGAGGATGGCAGAATGAACGAAGGTGCCGAAGCGCAAGGCCTTGGTCTCTTCGTGGGGCGTGTTGATGTAAGCCTGGTAATGGCTAGCGGAAACCAATAGGTGCTTTGCGGCGCTCTGGTTAAGCGCTGGGAAGGCTCGGTATTCTTTGCGGTCGTGGATTTGGGGCATGTTTGTGTGGGTGGAAATTAGAGGGCGGCGTCGTCGTCGCCGGGGTTGGCTTCTTCGACGTGCGCTGAGAGCAGATTGCAAAGGTCGATGGCGTTGTCGGCGGCTAGGGCTACGCGATCGAGCTGATTGCGGAGGACGCGTTCATGAGCGACGACGGCTTTTAGGCGGTCGTAGATCGGCTTGATGTGGTAAGCCTCTTCGATGTTATCGGCGTCGAGCAAATCAAGTTCGGCTGCGGCCGCGTTGATTGCGTTGTGCAGGTTGTTCAGATCGTCGGACTGTATGCCTCGAGAGTCATACAATGTAGGACGAAGGGCGGCGACTTCGCCGGCTAACTGGGTGAGGATGTTCCTCAGGTAATCGCGGTTGGTCATCGGTTAAAGGTAAGTTCTTTAATCTCTCCAGTGGGAGCGAGCGTAAAGAATCGGACTTGTGATCGGGCCAGGGACGGGTGCGTCTTGCGCTTCCACAGGCCGAGGTCGGAGAGGTAGTCGGCGTGCTTGCGGGCGGTCATCTCGACATAGGGGTAGCCGTCGAGGAGCAGAAGCAGGGCGTACTGGCCGGAGACAGTCCGGGCGATGCGTTCGATGCCGGCGGGGATGGGGGTCATTTGATGGGCTTCCAGACGTTGAGCGAGAAAAGGTATTCCCAGCGCTTGGCGTTGGAGAGTAGGCGGAGGTCGGTGCGTTTGGCTTCCCAAGGCGTCTGCAGCTTTAGCCCAGGGGTTGCCCGGGCTTCGGCTGCGGACTTGGCCTTAGCCATGATTACGGGCTTCCTGCCAGCCATCGAGGGCTTCGACTAATTCGTCTGGGCCGATGGTCTGAGCGTGGCGGACGCAGTACCAGATGGCGTCGCCGGCCTCGCGCATGGCCTCAAGGCGACCTTCGAGCTGACGGATGCGGGCGTTGGCGGCCATCAGTTCGTTTTGAGCGTGGGCGTTGGCAATGGCGTTGTTGAGGAAGGCCATCGGGTCGAGGGGGTCGTTGGGGTTGCTCATTTGGTCAGGGGGCGAGGGGTCGGGGAGAAGGCAGGGGCAGAGGCTCCGCCTAGGATAGACTGGGAAGAGGCCGCAGAGCGGAAGCCAGAGGCCGCCACGGCCCCGTCGTCGTCGAGGTCTACGGAGATACCGCAAGCCGTCTGGATGGACTGACGGCGGATGTAGGTGATAGCGCCGCCAATCTTCTGGGCGTCCAGACCCTCGGCCTTGACCATCAGGCGACCGAAGTCGAAGCGCTCACCCGAGGCGTGAAGGAAGGCGGTGTTGACGCCGACCTTGCCCTCTTCGGAGACGAGCGTCTGGATTAGAGCCAGGTTGTGCTCGAACAGGACGGGCTTGATGGCGTCGAGCAGCGCGTCGAGGGAGACGTAGCGGTTCTTAAAGCCGGGGTTTACTTTGTTGGCCTTGACGTTGTCGAGCTCAGAAAGCGCGGCGACTAGGTCGGCGGTGGGGGTTTGGGATTTGGGCGTGGTGCTCATGGGAGATTACTTGTTGCCGACTGTGGCCGGGTCGGCGCCGTCGATGATAGCCTTGATGGCCTCGAGCGTAAACTGACGGGTGCGGCCGTCGATGCGGAGGTTGTAGTTGTCGCCGGACGGGCGGATGGTCGGCGTCAAGAGGCGGGCGACCTTGTTATCCGGGAGAAGGATGTATTGCGTCTTCGGGATGACGCGGATCTCGGCGGTGGAAGTGGTGATGTTCTTTTTCATAGGTTGGGAAAGGGATTAGTTAATAGCACGGCGGGTTGCCGCGTCGAAGATAAGCAATGCGTCGGCAGACCAGAGCGTGACCGACTGCGTGGGGAAGAGCTCTTGAGCGCGGGCGCGGAGGTGTGCCTTCCATCCTTTGCCGTGGTCCTTCTTCTTGCCCAGGGAATGGGCGGCTTGCCACGCTTGTGGCTTAACGCGGTGAATGCGCCAACCCATAGCGACGGCAGCGCCGTAGAGGATGCCGTAGTTCTGGGCGAGTCGGGCGATGGATGCCGCAGGGATAAGCGGGCCGTAGCCGGCGACGGACGGCTCTTCGAGAAAGAGCTCTACGTCCTTTGCCTTGCAGCTGAGTTCCGCGATCAGTTGGCAGACCTCAACATCGGTGCCGGGCATCTTCTCGCAGGTGACAGGTTCGCCGTCAACCGACCACGCCAGTCCGCCACTTTGGCCGGGGTCGATAGCGACAATCAGGTGCGACATGCCGAAACTTTTAACGGGTCAAAACCTTTTGCGAACGAAATAAATTGCCCACGCGGATGGCGTAATCGTTGGGGGCGAAGCGACGGGAGACGGAGGCCGACCATCCTAAGTTCCAGACGACGGCGATTTGCTCAGGGGTTGGGTCGGGCTTGCCGACGCGCACGAAGTTAGCCCTGATCCAGCGGAGGTGAGAGGCGGCGACCATATCCTGCGCTGTCGCGTCCCGCCACTTAGACCAGGGGAAGCGGTAATGGCCTTCGGCCTTGAGCCGTTCCTCGGCGTCCTTCCAAGCGGCTCGCCCGACCTGATACATTCCGCGTTCGCCGGCCTTGCCGATGGCTTTGCGGTTCTGGCCTGACTCGACCATTGCAATGGACTCGAGAAGGGCGGCGTCGGAGGCCGCGGCGGCGTTGAAGCCGAGGAGCAGCAGGGCGACGATAGAGAAGGGGCGGGTCATGGTTGCTTGCTTACGTTGTCGTCGTCCCATCCGTTTTTAGCGGCGTTCCAGTTTTGGACGGATTGCGGGATGCGGTCGGAGTCATTCAATGTTTCCTCAAACTGGAGCGTCGAAGCCATCGCATCTCCGGCCTTGACGATACGCTCGTATTGATGGGACGGGACGGCGGTGACAAAGGACGATGCGCGAAGCCGCTCGACCTCGGCCTTGAGGCGGGCGTTATCGGCTTCCATGCTTTTAATTTTATCGTTAAGGTCGGCAAACTTGGCGACAGGGATTAACATCGTCATGTTATGGGCATTGTATGGATACATGGTCATACGCGTCTTGGGACTTGTGATCCAGCGACCTCGAAGCCGTCGAGCTCATAGGAGTATTGGATGCCGACCCAGCCACCCGCCGCGACGTATGCCTGGAGCGATTCCTTCACGGCGCCGTCTTCGTGCAGGGCTTCGTGATAGTGGTTCAGTATCTTCTTCACGTTGGTCGACGCGAGGGCCGTCTTGGCCGAGCAAATGTCCCCGGTCATGATGCGTTCGTTGACCTCGTAGATTTCGGCGAGGAGGTTACGCATACCCTCAAGGTGTGAGAAACTGCTCATCGGATGAAGAGGGCGGTGGTGATGGCAAGGCCGACCGACAGGCCGACGATAAACCAGACGATGCGGGGGCTCATTCTTGGAAGGGGTGGGCGTCTGGGATGATGGCCTTCCCGGAGATGATGGCGTCATTCTGATCGGCGATGCGGGCCTTGAGCAGTCGGATGTCGGCGGCCTGCTGCTCGATGATACCGCGCTGGATGTCGAGCAGGTCGTCGAGGCGGTCGGCGTAAGCCTTCACGGCGTTGGCGGCCCGGTGCAGTTCGCAGGCGTAGGCCCAGGGGAAGAGCCACCAGAAGGGCGGCTTGGAGTTCGGTCGGATGATGGTCATGGGTGTGTAGGGGCGGTGGGATGGGTCAGGCATTGCGTTTGTATGGCCCGCGCTTGTTGAGGTTCGACCAGGGTATGGCGGCCAGCGTGATCCAGTTGCGGATGCAACCGACCGAGACGCCCATGGCTTCCGCGGCGTCAGCCTGAGACTTGCCGGCGGTGTTCAGGGCGGTCAGCTGCGGGATGACCGAGACGAGCCGACGAGCGGCGTGGGGGAGGACGGGTCGGGACAGCGTGAGGACGCGATCGCCGGCCTTGATGAATGAGACGGAGGACTGGTTCATTTGTTTTGTGGGTGGAAGATTAGGAAAGAAAGGCAGACTGGGATTTTGGGCGATACCACTTGCAGACATACTTTGTCTTAGCGCAGCGCCAACGACCGACTTCGACTTCCCCAGATTCGACTGCGTCGTCAAGCAGCTTGCGAATCTGCGTTTCGCTGACATCAGGTTTTAGCTCAAAGTAATGATGAATCGGGAAGAAGCCTTCGGGCGCCTTAGGCTCTTCCTTTGCAGGGATTTGACTCAGCAACTTCTCAAGGGCCGAAACCCTATTCTCAAGGGCTTCGATTTCCTTGCGGAGATTGGTGGTGATTGGTGTGCGGCGAAACTTACGAACAGCCTGGAGGGAGTTCAAAAGTGCCAGTGGGTTGGTGTGTGTTGTGCTCATGGTGTGGGTGGAAATTAGCGGTTGCGGTGAACCTTGGCCTTGACGGGCTCGGCGCCGTTGATGGCGCGGGCCAGTTCAGGACCGCAGAAGGTGACGACGGCGAGCCAGCCGAAGATGATGAGGGCGATGAGGGTTTTCATGTGCGTGGGTGGAGAGGGATTAGTTATAGAATTTGGCGAAGCGGGCGACGATGACGCGGTGCTCATTGCTTACGCCGTCTACAGGAAGACCGGCCTTAAGGAAGGCCTTGTGAACCTTACGACGCACGATGATGGAGGCCTCGCGCATGCAATGTTTGTATTCGTTGTTCCAAAACCAAGCGACGCCGATGTAGGCCTCGGTGCCGATCAGCTTCTCGTCGGTGAAGAGGATGGCGTCTTGGGCGATTGGCGAAAGGCCGATGAGGTTAATCGCGAAGGGCTTGGTACGGGTCTTGGTGGGCTTCATGTTCTTGGTGGTGCCCGAACATCCTCTCTCACGGATTGCATTCCGTCAACATCCTTTACCAAAACTTTTGACGGGCTAGTTTAGGGGGTCAAAAGCCACCCATAGGTCGCCCATAGGGTACCCCTTTAAAGGCCTCTCCGTGCCCTTCCTAGGCCTTTTGACGGCGGGAGCGTAAGAAGACCGCCACCCCCACCCCTAGGCACCCCACGGCCAACGCCCAACCTAGGTCGCGGACGGACTTTAGGGCTAGGGTCGCAGCTGAGAGCCCTTGCTCGACACTGACCGAGTCGGACTTGATGCCCGCATCCGTCACGATTATGACCAGGGCGTCCCGAGATTGGAGAATCTGGAGCACCTCTCCAGCGATGTAGGCAGAGGCAAGCGCCGTCAGGCCGGCGAAGCCCGTGACAAGCGTAACCGCGAGGAGAAGATTACCCCCGTCGCTTTGCTTTGCCTTTGCCATTGGGTTTGCCGGTGACCTTGGCCACTTCCTTCTCGCCGCGTGCTTTCACATATTTGAGAAGATAATCCAAGGCCTCCGGCGCGCAGTAGCCGCATGCGCCCACGGCTCCCATTTTCAGACCAGGGCTTTGGATATGGTCTTGGATAGCGTAACCGACTAAGGCTGCGGTGATCGCGGCGGCAAAGACGCGACGGATTACCCATCCAATCGAGACGGGTTCGGTACTCAAAAGAAGACGGGCGACCATGGCCAGACCTCCGAGCACTGCGGCGACCAGACCATCTTTGACTTCGTGAGGAATCTCCTCGGGGTTCATGGCGCTCATTTTCGGAGGAAGGTAGATAGCAAGGCGACGTTCGCAGTGGCGTAGCAAAACCAAACCAGACTCATAGCGTAATTGCGTACGCATAGGTTCGCCACGCCGGCGGAGAAGTACGCAAGGGAAGCGATGCCAGGGACGCAGACAGTCGTAAAGGTTTCGATGCTCACGAGATGCGGGGGGGCTTGGCGTTCTTATCCATCAGGACGCGGCGATAGTTCTGAGCCCAGAGCACCTTGCTAATCATCTTGCCCATGCGGTCGACCTTGGCTTCGCCCTTGCGATAGGCGGCACTCTTGACCGGGTGGTCGGTAAGTTCAGGCAAAGCGAGATGGCAAATTTCGTGCACTAGAGTCTCCAAGGCGCGCTTTGCACCAAGGCGCGGGTCTATCTCGATTAAATTCTTATCAGTCCATGCTTGGCCCCATGCGACCTCTCTTCCGAGGCGACGATGTACCACCTTGACGGGCTTAGACTTTCGGCGGGACATAGTCGGAGGCGTTGGCGGAGTCGCGTACCTTATCCCAAACCCAGTAGAGGCCAAGGCCCGAGGCGATGGCCGCCGTGCCGATAGCGAGCCAAAGGAACCAAGGCGAGTCGGCGAGATAGGGGATGCCTCCGCAGAAGGCGCCGCAGAGAAGCAAGGGGATGCCAAGACGCGGGCCGAGGAAGGCAGTCGTCAACGCACCGATGACGGCGAGACCGGCACCCGTGAGCGTCCAGATGTTTTCGGCAGCGGACTTCTTCACGCGCTCGACCTCGGCGGTGAGTTCGACAATGCGGGCGTCCTTGAGCTGAGAGACCCGGGCGGCTTCGGCTTGGTTGGCTTCCAGTCTTTCCCAGGCTACGGAGACAGCCGCGGCGAGAGTACGCCCAAAAGCCATCTGCTTTTTATAATCAAGTTCGTCGCCCTTGGCTGCGCGAGCCATACTGAAGGCAACGTCGTTCTCTGGAACAGGGGGCAGATAAGACTGGGCTAGGCGAGACTCCGCGACGACCACCTTGGGTTTGTCGGCGTTACGCTCGATAGCGACGAGGGCGGCGCCTACCCGGTGATCTGTCTTGTCGAGGTCTTTGCCTAGGGTCGTGACGACGGCCTTGGAGGTCGGTGCGTCAGGCTGGACTGGCAGCGGGGGCGGTGACGAGGAACACCCAGCCAGGAGCGTGACGCAAATGGCTAGGGCGATACGCACGGCTTACTTGCCCTTGAGGGCGTCGAGGGCTTGGCGGCCTTTGGCTTCGAGCGTGTCGGCCTTGGCCTTATGCTTGCGCATGATGAGGGCTCCGGCGACTAGGCCGATAAGCAGGGCTAGGATATGGGTAATCATGGGTTAGAGGTGAGAAGCGGGAGTCGGGATTATTTCAACCTTCACCAGCGGGCCAAGGTTAGCCGGTGACTGCGGGCTCGTGAAGGTATAGACGCCGACATTGCCGGACACCAGAGAGGCGTGGCAGTTTGAGTCTACGCCGAATACGGAGTCGAATAGGCTAGGCCATTCAGGGATGAAGAGGGCCGTGATCTGGTAGGTGTACATGGATTAAGAGCGGCTCCACCAGACCTTGACGGGGAAAGAATAGGCGTCCAAGCGGGTCGCCATGCTAGCGGTGGACTCAAAGGACTGGAAGAAGTAATTGAAGTTAACCGTGGCATCCGCCGGGCAGTTGATACCAGTGGCCACAAGGGCGTCGTTGACGTAAAGGTAGCAGTACGAGGTAGCCGGGTTTGCCGGGTTAGGAGCAGTCATGATTAGCCAGTCAAAAGATTGGTTTACGACTGGAGTGAAAGACGAAGTGGTCTCAGTGTTAACTACGGCAGAACCATTCCAGCCAAAGGTGATAAGTTTCAGGGCGGTTCCACCACCGACAAGTTTCCAGCCGATGCCTCGAAGATTCGTATTGCTAGGGTCTCCGGTGGTAATGGTGTTACGTCCGCCAAGCATACAATACGCAGTGGTGTTCGCATCACCCATGGCGGTGAATGTATGCGTACCAGACATAAAGATACGCTTGCTGAAGTCCTGCGTAAAAGCGTTGTCTCCTCGTTTCGCTGCCATCACTCCCCATGAAGACTGCGTCGTGTCGTAAATCATCTGGCCGTATCCAGCAACTCCGACATTCGGCGTTCCGACATCAATCACGCGATCGTTCGTCAGCTTGTACGCCGTTGCACCGGCTCCGCTGGTGGCAAAGGTCGGCGAGGAGTTCTGCGTGTCGAAGGTCGCCCGATTAATGATCATGCGGACCGCATCAAAGGGGCTCAGCACCTTTGTGGTCGAAGAGGGCGAGGCGATTTCAGCGGTCGTCGCAAAGCCAGGGACGGCGGCGGTGACGAAAGCCGTCGTGGCGACGGCGGTCGTGTTATTGCCAGCGGTCTGCGTCGTGGCAATCGTGCCAGTCGGGAGCGTAGGCGTGCCGGTGAAGCTAGGCGAGTTTAGGGCGGCCCTCGTGGTATCGGTCCCGTGAACGTGGTCAGCCCTGGCGTAGCGCAAGGACGTTCCCACTGAGGCAGTGCCGTTGACCAGTGGCGTGGCCGAGCCAGCCTGACCGACAACGAAGGCCGTGGTCGCTAGGGCGACGCTGTTCGTGTCAGCCGCGGCGGTGACGCCGTTCGTCGTGCCTTGAAGCGTGGTGGTGGAACCCGTAGTGTTGCCGATGGTCAGGGTGGTCGTGCTGCCAGCCGCGCCGCCCGTTGCAATGGCCACGGCCTTGGTCGAGCCAGAGACAGTCGCACCCGTGAAAAGGTTGAAGGTGGACGCGGCGGTTCCGTTGCCGAGCGTGATGTTGTTGATGGCTCCCGTAATCGGGCCGTTGAAATTAGTCGTGCCGTTCAGCGTGGTCGTAATCGTTCCCGACCCGCCACCGATATTGATGTTATTCGTCGAGCCAGCAGCCGAACCTGTGCCGATGGAAATCGTGCGGGTCGAGCCTGAGATAGTGGCACCAGTGCCGATGCCGATGGTCGAAGCCGCCGTCGTGTTCCCGAAGGTCAGCGTCGGGCCGGTGAAGGTGTTGTTGCCCGAGAAGGACTGACCATCCGAGAGGGTGGCGAACTGGCGGTTTCCTCCGTTGATGCGCGCGAACAGACCGCCAGTCGTCGTCCAGATGTCGCCGTCCACGAAAGTCGTCGGAGCAGTGCCGTGCGGGATGTTGAAGCCAGCGGAGGCCGTAACAGCAGGAATGGTCGTGACCTTGCCGCTTGCGTTGATGAAGGAATAGGTCGTGTCGGAAGTGGCGTCCTTGAACTGGACCACATCGCCCGTGCCGTCCTGAGTGATGACCAGAGCAGGAGAGGTCGAGTTCGTCGTGATCGTGACGTTGCCGGTCAGGTCGGGGCTGGCTTTAGTAGCAAACCCGCTTGAAACCCAAGACCTGTAAGCGATGAACTCGCTAGTGCCCGAAAGGCTATACCTGATAACGCCGCTACTATCTACCCAAATGTCTCCAGTGTTTGCGGTAGTTGGGTCATTTCCTGGGTAGATGTATAATGGAGCCAAGGACGTTGTAGACGTTGGCAGCAAAAGTTTCCCAGTCAAAGTCCCACCAGCCAATGGCAAGTAGGTTGTCGCCGCGTCAGCCGTCGTCAGGTACGAGGACATTCCCGCCAGCGTCTGGTAGGTGCTGGCCGCAGTCGAGCTGAGGAGGTACGGCGACAGCGCCGAGCTCGTGATATAGCCCTGATCCTTGACGAAGGCCGTCGTCGCGATGGACGTGTCATTGTCGCCGGTCGAAGGCGTGACCGACTGAGGGTTGCCTGTGAAGTGAGGCGAGTTAGTCGGGGCGTAGTCGAAGTCCTTGACCCATTCGGTCGTGGCAATCCGCGTAGAGTTCGTGCCGGGCGATGGAGTCGGGGCGGTCGGCGTACCCGTGAAGGCAGGCGAGGCTAGCGGTGCGTAAGCCGACAGGTTAACAGTAAGGTTCCCAGAGGCGACGGCCAAGGGCGCCGTGACGCTGGAGATAAAGTCGGGGGTGGTCGTAACCACTTCCCACGCGGCGTTCTTGCGGGCGTACTGCGAACCATCCGAAGGGGCGTCACCGATGAAGCCGTCTGGGTTGTTGATGCCGTAGAAGCTGGAATTGACGTAGGACAGCGTCGCGTAATTAGCGAGTTCAGAGGCAACCCATCCTTCGGTAGCGTAGCCCGTTAACGCGGCGGCCGTGATGAAACCAGCCGGATTGGTCTGGAGGTAGTACGTCGAAGCCGCGGCGCTGGTCGTGAGATACGAGCTCATTCCTGCCAGAGTCTGGTAAGTCGCCGCCGCCGTGGCCGCAGAGATGCCGGCCGAAGTCTGGAGGGTTAGATCAGGAAACTCTACGCCCGTGGGGATGATGCTCGTTGCGCTGGTGACGTTAGCGACGGATACTCGGTCAAAGAGGACGTTTGTCTTAAGGTTAAGATTGCTTGCCGATGAAACCGAAAAGCCAAACCCAGCCACTTCGCTTACCCTGTCGAGTGTCGCATCTTCCAGGGTGATAGTCGCGTCGACATCCATAGCGCCGCCGGCTAGGGGGAGGTAGTTAAGCGACAGGGCGGACCAGCCAGTAATGAAATCGGCGTTGGAGGTCTTGACCAGGTACTGACCCGTAAGGCCGCCAGCGGGAACGCCAACGCCAGGGGCTCCAGTGGCGCCAGTAGGACCAGTGGGACCAGTCGGGCCGGGCAAACCTTGCGGGCCCGGGGTGCCGAGGTCGATGGTAAGGGTCGCCGGAGCGATGCCCGTGAGAGTGACAGCAAGGGTAGACATCTTAGGAGAGGGTCACCTGACCGATGACATTGAGGCGAAGGGTCACAGTGTAGAAGACGCTGCCGCCAAGGGAAAAGCGGATGTCCCAGCTGGCCGTGCCGGTCGACCAGGCTGAGGTGTCGTCGGGGTAGATGCCCGTGAAGGATAGGCCATCGTTAGCAATCGTGATGACCAGATCGTAAGAGCCGTGGGCCGAGTCGACGATGGTCGAGGTTACAGTCGTGCCGAGAAGGTTAGCCGGGGCGCCGGCCGAGGGGGCGTAAACGCAAGAGGCCGCGAAGGACGTACCGCGCTTGAAGGTGACAGTGGTGCAGCTCATCGGGTCTTAATCCTGCGAAGATTGGCAAGGGGGTGGGGGGAGGGGTCAGGGCAAGACGATTGATGTGACAGGGTCACTAAATGCCGTAGCCTGTGCCACTCCGTTAAAGTTACCGCTTTCAGCTGTAATAGCAAAGTTCACGAATGAGCCGGAAGGAATGTCAAAGGCTGTCACTATTCCCCCGACTACTCCGAGGTTAAAATCGTCGAGGTCAACCCGAGCATAATCGAAGTTATCAGGGTCACCAAAAGCCCACGGCCCAAAGGTAAATCCACCATCCCCTGAAAGGTTAAACTGCGCTTGTAAATTGAACGGCTGCCAACACCTAAAAAGGTTCGCGCCAGTAGCGGAGGTTGCCAGCGTTACTCCTGCCAGGGCATAGTCCGACGATGTTCCTGAAGGCTCATTGTATCGATACGCAGGCGTAAAGGTAACAGGCGAACGGAAATAACCCCAAGACGGCTGGCCTCCAGAGATAAGCGGAGTCTCGGCAGCGCTACCAACAACAAGGAAAGCGTTGGTATATACTGGGGGCGTCGGCATAGCGGCTTAGACGCTGGCGAAGTAATAGCGCGCAGTGAGGCTTGGAACCTTAATGCGATCCGTCCAGAGTGACTTGGTCACATCCTGCCAGACAGTAATCTCTTTGGTCGTCGGGTTTTGGTAGGCCGTAGCGAGGATGATATAGGAGTCGATGTCGCCAGTCGTCGGCATAAAGCTAAGAGAGTCCACAACAGGATAAGAAGGGCTTGCGCTGACGTGGGCCGTGTTGTCGTCAGGGTAGCGTGGGATTGTTGAGTCGTAGCCCAGTTTCATAACGATATAAGAGTAACCTGTCGTAACATTGAAATTCCACTTGTATAAAACAAACTCGTAATCGCTCACCGGCATATGTGTCATAAACCAAGCCGAGCCGCCAATCATCGGGTCGAGGTTGTTGACTAGACCAGGCTGGACTGTGAACCAGTAACTTAAGTTACCGCCGACAACCTTCGGGCCGAGGTCGGTGACTTCAAACGGGTGCTTCGGCCTTGGCTCCGCCGGGTACGCGCACCAATCCGACCAAGCCTTCTGAATCGAAAAATTGTAGCCCTGGCTTGAGGCCGTGAAGGTATAGCCTGACCCGGGTTGAATGCTCATCGCTTAGATGTTGATATAAACGTCAAGCGGCCAGCCTTCAGGAGAATAGCGGATTTCGTACATAACTTTATAGAGCGAGCCGAATTCCTCGACGTTGACTTGCGAAAGGAGATTCTTGTTTCCGTAGGTGGCCGTACCAGTCGGGCCCCACGCGGGGATCAGATTGAAGATGCCCCACGAACCCGTTGAGGTAGCCGTGCCAAGCAGGGCGTAGAGGGCTTGAACATAGGCCTGAGAAGTCGTGTAGATCGTGCCCGAGTAGGTAGTCGTGCGGGCAAGGTACTGGGTCTTCCCGTAAAGGTCAGGATAGCCAGGGTCGACAAAACCGATGAAGCGGCCGCCGGCGCCCGTCTCGAAGCACGCGCCGTTGTAGCCTACGGAGGAAGGTACGACCACGGGCTTCTGGGTGACGACGTTAAGCACAGTTACGGGAGGCCCAAGTGGCGAGTCAGTGTAAGCGCCGCCAAAGTCAGCAGGCAGGCCGGCGAGAGGAACGCCGCCGTAGCCAGTTGCCGCGGTGAAGAAGTTAGGGTGGGTCGTGATGTTCTCGGCAGTCAGGCCGTTCGCGACAGCCGTGTTGGCCTGAGTCATCACGCCGCCGCCGATGGTCGGGTCGATGCCAACGTAGTCGACCTTGATGGTCATATATTCAAGCGCGTCGGTCGTGTGCGAAGACTTGTGGGCCTTCGTGTATGCGTACGGGGCTTGAGGGAACGCCGTGCCGCGGATTGAGATTGGGATGCCGGCGGTCTTGTCGACGCGGTAGGTGGCCGTGCCGGTGATGAGGCCGAAGCCGTCGGACTGGAAAGTGAAGCCAGGTTGCAGGACTTCGGAGCTCAGGACATTGCCTGTGGAGATAAGGGCCATAAGATTAAACGAGACCAGCCTTTTGCATGCTGACTGGGACGCGTTCGGTAAAGGGGTTGGGTACGCCGCCGCCGTTATTGATGTTCATATTCTGGAACAGGACGTCGCGGATCTCTTCGAGCAGCTCGTTCTGTTGAGTCATCTTTTCCATCACTGGGTTGGCGCCGACGCCGATCACGCTGCCAAAGCCCTCTGGGCCCTTGAACGTGCCGGCCTTTTGCTGGTCTGCGGCAAGTGATGCTTCGATTTCTTTACCTTTATCTGTGCTGTTAAAGTATTCCATGGCCATCCTCTGAACGTCTTTATTCTTGGATAGACTGTCGATGGTTTCACTGCCCTCGCGCAATTTGCGAACGTACTCTTCGGGAAGATTAAAGTCCTTAAACTCTCCATCCTTATTCTCTAGAATTTGTTTGGCTACGTTTGCTCGGCCTGATTCGACAAGGTTCTTTTCATCTTCCATTTCCTTTTTTCGTTTAAAATAAGCGGCCGCACGCTTCTCTTCAGTGCTAACTAGTTTGCTGTCGCCAGCAGCCAAGAGGTCTAAGCCTTCCTTTGCCATTCGTTTTGTCTCTTCCATGGACTTAGAAAGAAATCCCATGATGCCCTGAATGAGAACCATAGGAGCGGCAAAGCCTAGGAAGATGTCTTTAAAGCCGGTTGAAAACTTCTTTTGAACGTCCTCAATCTGCTTGTTGAATCCGACCACAGCCGAGGACGCCTTGTTCATAGCCTGGGGGACGTCGGAGGTAGTCTTAATGTTTACTGTGAGGTCTTGGGCCATGTAGGTTTCCTTTAACCTGCTGGATTGGCAACGGAGGCCTTCGCCGCTTCGGCGTCTTTAAGCAGCTCTTCCTCGATGTAGGCCTCTTCCTCGGGCGACATGATCGCCACGTCCGCACCCTTGCGCATAGCAAAGGCCGCATTCAGCCAAATGGCCTGACACTCCGGCATCTCCCACGCCCGCTTCTCGTCAATGTTGTTGGCAATTAGGTTGGCGATAATGCTCTGCACCCAGGGCATGTTGCTCTTCCCGCCGGTCTTCTTGTTGTTCTGTTCCCAGAATTTCGGCCAGTTGTTTAAAAGGACGTAGCCGGCGAAGGCGTTTAAGAGGCTTTCAAACTTTTCAGGCCTTCGGACTAGGCTCATTATTCGCATTTTATCCCAAAAGCCAATATGTCCAAGCGTTTCCTCAGCGCACACTTGGCAAGCAAAGATGAGATCGGCGGGAGTCACGCCGCGAGAGCCCGTGACCAGGGGCGAGTCAAACGCCATCAGACGCACGCGGTACTTGAGGCACCAAGGGTAGAGCGTTCGGCCTAGCAGCTTGAACGGGGCCGGGTCTACATGACTATTCAGGAAGCGGCGGTCCACCCCTTTAGACTAACACCCCAACGGGGGAGTCAATCAATAGGTGATGTCTTCAAACGACTCGGCAGTCACTGACACACTGACGAACCCTTTTGAACTGCCGCGGTCGTCGACCTTGGTGATCACTCCTGAGAAGCTGACCGAAGCCACGCCGGCAGGATAAGCCGATGCGGTCTTAGCCGTGAAAGTTAAAGCGGCGCCGAGCTGCGGAACGCTGGTGGCCTTGGCCACGCCCTCGATGGTAATTTCCGAGCGGCGGTCGTCATAGCGAGCCGTGATCGTGCGGCCGCTTTCGTCAACGACCATGCCGGTGTTGTTGAAATTCGACGCCACAGAGTAGCTTTGAATTACGAGGTTGGCCTGTTGGCCGCTCCCAATTCCGTAAAGGCAGACTACGCCGGTATTGACTTCGCTCATCTTAAACCTGCTCTAATTGGCAACCCTTAGACAGGGGGCAGGACAGTGAGGACATCATAGGCAAACGAGGTCGCCCAGGAGCGCTCGTCGATGCCCTCGTCTTCGGCCCTCGGGCTAACGTCATAGCAGGTCGCGTCTCCAGTGGCCACGAAGGCCGCTTGGATTGAGGCAAGGTCGTTCATATTGCCAGACAGGGATGCGCACCTGGCACGATGCTGGGCGAGCGTCGTGTCATCGGCGTTCGAGAAGAGGGTGATGCGGACCGAGCAGCTGAAGTTGCCAAGGCCTTCGGGGAGGTCGGACGGCGGGCTCGCCGAGTCGCAGAGGACCACGGCCTTGGGCAGGGTCTGCGTGGCGCTGCTGTCGCCCGTCAGTAATGCCACGCCGGCAAGGCCAGCCTGGGCGGAGAGATATGTCGCGAGAGTAGACTCAACGATATGCCGAATTGAACGTGTGCCCATGGGTTTATTTTTGGTTAAATTTGTTGACCGGCTTTCGCATGCGATAGCGAAGCATTGAGGGCATTTGCTTGACGCGGTTGCCGTAGACGAGGCCGAGCGTGTCGGCTTGGTCGGCGATGCCGTTGATGTTTCCGATAGGGTTAGTCACAGAGACCTCCGCGATCTTGTCGGTGAAGGCGCTCTTATTGTAGCCAGGTACTCCAGAATGCAAGGTCACCCATGTGGCTTTCCGTAGCTCGGCGCCGGGTTCGCCCTGCTGGCCGTTGTTGTCCTTCGGCCGTGGGAGACTTGCCAGCGCCTTGGCCCAGCCAGACTTGACCATCCCGACCATCTTCTGGCGCTTTAGAATGTAGTCGTTTAGCTCGCCCTTGTCTTCGACGAGCAGCTTGGCCGAGACAGCCTTCTGGCCTTTACTGATGCGACCGCCGAAGCGACCTTTGACCTGGTCATGGATTGACCGCAGGTTGGTGACATACCCCTGCGTTCCGTACTCGTTCTTTACGGGGGTTGCCCGGTTGAGGAAATTCTTGGCCTTGGCAAAGGCTCGTGCCTTGTCGGTATCCTGCACAATCTTTGACAGAATGTTCTTACTGCTGATTTGACTGAGCGCCTTGCCCCCAGTTGTCAGACGGGTAAACGCCCCGATGTCGTTAGCCTTAACCGCAAAGGCAATCTGGTTGATGATAAGGCCAACGGCCGAGCGGTTGGTCGAGTCGTTTGCCGCGACGAAGATTTTGGAGATGTCGCCGGCTACGGCTTGGAGACCTGCATTGTGCGCTGCGTTGCTCAGGCCGTTGCCTCCGCCCTTGGTCATGGGAGGGGTAAACTTAGCCGCGTCCTGACAGGCCAACATGGCTTGCTCGAGGACGGCGTCCCGCATCGTGATCTGCATGCCAGCCGCAAACTGACGACAGGACTCCACGAATTGAGCCAGGGACTTTGGCTCGATGGAGACCTTGGCCGGCATTACTGGTTGTCGTCGATGACGATGAGCGTGACCCACGCCGAGCCGGGCTTGTAGGTCTGGCTGGTAATGCGGACATTATTCCCGCCGGCGACAATCTTCTTACCTTGGGCAAGCGATGGGATGACGGCGCCTCCCGTGATAATGGCCGTAGACGCCCCCGTAGAGCCGTCTGGCAGGGTCCAGGAGGCCGTTGCGGCGGGGAGCCTGACACTATACTGGGTCCGCTCCATGTACCCCCCTGCTTCGAGGACAGTCTGGATGGCAGGGTCGGAGATAAGGCAGGAGAAGGTAATCGCCCCAGAGTTAGCCGAGCCGGCCACGGGGAAGTCGGCCACCATCTCCTTCGCGTCTGGGAGGAATTCAGCAAAGAGGCTCATTCTAAACCTGCGACCATTGGCAAACAGGCACAAAAAAAGGGCCCCTTTCGGAGCCCTTCGTTTTCTCGTCAGACCGCTTAGGCGGCGGTGACGTAGCGAACAGCGCTCGTTCCGCGGCCCTTGTTGGCGCCGATGAGGATCTGAGCGATGCAGCGGATGTTGCCCGTTTCGGCCTGACCGACGAGCACCTGGACGGAGAGACCAGACTCGGCAGTGGCGACGCTGGAATTGAAGCCAGCGATTTCGGACATAGGGACGCCCGTTGCGACGAGGAGCGAATCCGGGCCCATGGCCACGCCCGCGAGATTCTCGATGGCAGGGATTTGGTTCCACTGGTAGATGTCCATGCCGGCGACCTGACCGATAGAGCCGGAGGTCACGACAGCGTTGGCACCAGGGTTGAGGGAGCCGTAGATCTTAGCGTCGTTGCGGAGACCCTTGAGGTAGCCGTTGCCCACGAGGAACGAGCGGGGTTCGCCGGCCTTAGCGCCGTCGAGGAGGAACTGAGCCTGAACCACGTCGTCATAACCGAAATCATTTAGAGCGACGATTTCTTCGGTGGCGAAGTTGGCGGTCGTGAAAACGTCGCCGATTTCGAGCCAGCACTTGTCGACGATGGCCTGAGCAGCGGTCTTCGCGTAAGCGTTGATGAGGTACTGCATGCCGTACTCCTGGATGTCGAGGGGGGAGAATTCGTCGACGTACTTGAAGTGTTTGAGGGTCACGGAGCTGTTGCTCATCGTGGCGCCGTCAACGTCCGCAAGGGTGTTGGTCGTCTTGTTGAATTCCGAAGCGGTGCCGGCGCCCATGATCGGGACGAAGACAGTCTTACCAGCGCGGCCGACAGAGGCGGACAGGTTGGTCGAGATGTTGTTGAGGATGGGCAGCTTGCCGGCGACAGTCTGGACGATGTAGTCAGACAGGACAGCCGGAGCGGTAGGGAGGACAGTAGCCATAGGTATGTTTTAGGTAGGGTGAGGGTTGGGGGAAAGTTACTTGATGATCTCGGCCTTGTGGGCGTTGAAGAAGGCGATGCGGGCCTGACCGGCAGGAAGCGCCATGTAGGCGGTCTTCACTTCGTCGGAGCTCATCTTCTTGGGCGAGTCGCCTTTCGGCAGCTCGACGGGCTCGGTACCGAAGGACGCGACAATCTTCGCGGCTTCCTTCGAGGCGCTGGCCTTGACGGCTTCGAGCTCGGCGACCTTAGCCAGGGACTCGGCAAGGGCGGCTTCGGAAACCTTGAGGGCTTCGGAGAGGGAGGCGATGGAAGTCTCGCGGGTAGCGGCTTCAACCTTGAGGGACTCGAGCTCGGCGGTGGCGCCGACAGTGAGTTTCTCGACAGTGGCACGGAGGTCGTCACGTTCGGCGGTGAGGCCGGTGAGCGAAGCCGCGGCGGAGACGAGCTGTTCTTCGATGGTCATAGTCTTGAACCTGCGAGAATTGGCAACCTTCGCTTCCGGCGCTTCAGGGATGGGAACCTCCTCGACGTCATCTTCCTCGACCATCTCGGGAATGGCATCGGGGTCCATAACCTCAACGCCGAGGGCGGCGACGGCGTCACGGGTGTCGGAGCGGTTGTCGATAAACATGTCGACCGGGCGGCCGGCATCGAGCTCGGCCTTGATGACGCCAGACTTGAAAGCAGGGGCTTCGGCGCCGGAGTCATTCATGATCAGGGCGTCGTACTCGAAGTCGACGGCGGCGAGGTCGGCGATGGTCTTCTCGCGGTCGGACTCGGGGCGGTTCGTCAAGACGACGACTTCCTCGGCGGTCTCGTCGATGTAATCGATGACGCGCTTGACGGGCTGGCCGTCCTTAAGGATGGTATCGTCAATGTCGGTGAAGATGCGGGGCATTTTAGAAAGAGGCTAATGCTTTGTTGAAGGAGTCGGCGAGGCCAGTGACCAAGCCCTGGGCGGCAGCCTGCTTGCCGGAGAAGACCTGACCGCGGAGGGCGGAGTCTGCGACCAGCGTGCGCTTGGAGCGGATGGCGGCTTTAAAGTCTTCGTGAATCGAGTCGACGCCAGACTGGAGGTCGGCGACTTGTTCGTCAGAGAGAGACGTGCCTTCGATGCCGGCGCCTTTTAGGGGGGAGCCAGTCGACTTGATGACTACCATGCGGACGCCAGAGTCTTCGTAGAGTTTGGACATATCGGGGACGGCCATGTAGACGCCCACGCTGCCGACAGTAGCCGAAGGGGAGGCGACGACGCGGTCGGCCTGAGAGCCAAGCCAGTAAGCAGCCGAAGCCATCTCGGAGTCAGTGTAAGCCATGGTCGGCTTCTCGAGGTCGCGAATCTTGTTGGCCAGCTCTTCGACGCCCGTGACAGTGCCGCCAGGGGATGAGACGTTGAAGGCAATCTTCTCAACCGCAGGGTCGGAAGCGAAGAGGTCGACGGCCATTGACAGGTCGTTGACGTCGACGGCGCCCATCATCTTCTCAATTGGGCTTAGGTTCTTACCGATCACGCCAGCAATCGGGATAACGCCCACGCCGTTCTGAACGTAGGGCACGGGGGCCACGCCGAAGAATTGGGCGAGCATGTCAGTGAAGCCGAATTTCTCGGCCATGACTGAGAAGTCTTGGGCTTTGGCCGGGTCGATGAGCATTGGCTCACGGCCCTTGAGGGCATGGGATAAGAATCGGGACATGTTATTTGTTAAGGTTGGTACCGGGTAGGGGTTCAGCCTGGTCGACTTGTGCGACTGTGCCAAGGGGAGTGTTAGTCGGACGGAAGAGCAGCTCGAATGGGATGCCGTACGTCTTCGAGAGGTTCTGGATGTAGGCCATATCCTTGGCCCGTAATTCCATTTCAGTGGAGAAGTCGAGGCCGCGCTGCCCGTAGAGCTCGCTCACGGACATCAGGCCCATCTCAATGTCGGCGCGATCGTTGGCCGCGTCACGGCCAGCGTCGACAGTCACGCTCTTCGGGGTCGTCCAAGAGGTAGACCACCAGCGTGGGTCGTCAGGCAATTCGCCCTTAGCGATGCCGTCGGCAATTATGAATTCCCAAGTTGGTTGGCAGAAGGTCTCCAGAAGCACATTTTGATATTTACCGAAAACCCGTGCGGCCTTGGCGGTCACCAACCTTACCCCAGCTCCGCCGGCCGAAGTTACGTCCTTTACGAATTCGTAAGGGAGGATTGAGCAAATGTCTTTTTCGAGCGCCGCAAGGAATCCTACGAAGGTGCTGTTGGGGCGTTTTGACTCAAAACTTTCAAAAGAGTCTGAGCTCTCGAGCACGATGGCCTTTCCGCCCATCTGGCTTGCAAGGTTTTCGGCCGAGTTATTGTTAGACGAAATTTCAGAGGCCGCGTCTTCGTCGAGGAAGCCTGAGCCCTTCTTGATTACACGGGTCACGTCCCCGTTGTCTTTCACTGCGCGCCGCTCGAGCTCGAGGATTTCTTTGACGTCCTGAACTCCGCACAGGCTGGACTGAAGCACTGGAACGCCGCGAGAGCCGGAGGCCGTTTCCATGTCGACGATGTGCATGACCGACTGGGCCTCGACCTTGCGGGAGGAGCCGTCGGCTTGGTAAAGGTTGTAGTAGCGGACTTCGTTATACTTGCCGAAGCCAATGCCGTCCCAGCAATCTTCGGGGGTGTCGGCGTCGGTAGGATCGCCACATCGGTGAGCCTCGACGATTTGGATTTGAGCGCGGTCGCCGTTAACGACCTTGATGGCAAACGCATCGCCGTCACGGACCATTGCCCGAACGAGGATGGACTGGCACTGGGCAAACGACTTACCGGATACGTCAATGCGCTTAGACTCGCGGGCGAAGTATTCTTCGTACTGACGAGCCACGGCCGGGTCGGTTGCGTGGGACTGCGGCTTGATGCCGTCGCCCGAAACGTAGATGACCAGGTCGTTCAGGATGCTACGGAAAAGGGAGGACTCGCGTTCGGCCCATCGGCACTTCTTGACCATCTCGTTGCGGTCCCAAGGGGACATGTCGCGGCGGAGGTCGTCGGGCTGCGGGGCGTAGATGACCCGGCGGGCGTAAGTCTGGACAGTGCTGCCCCACTGGTTCCCGCTGTATTGGTTATTAAAACCAGAGCGAGAGTTGCCGGCGGCCTGTGCCTTCGGCGTACCCTTGCGGGTAGTCGCCTTGGCTGGCTTCGTGCGTAGGCTAACAGTCGGGACTTTCTTGCGGGGGGCCATAGATTATTCGAAGCGATTGTCCCAGCGCGTGTTGATCATCGTACGGCGACGGCCATAGGTCGACGGGTCGAGACGGCTTAGGGCGAACATGGCTTCGTTAAGCATTTCTTTCGGGGGAAGGGCAAAAGCCTTCGTCGCCGAAGAGCCGGAATCGGCGTAGCTCATAAGGGTTTTGCCGTCCATGATGAGGGCCAAAGCCTTCGCCTTGAGGTCAAGCAATTCGCATTCAGTCAGGCCGATAAAGATTCCTTGAGCCATTTTAACTGCGGGAATTGGCAACGATAGGGGCGGCGACGCCGATGTCCACGCCGCGAGTCTCTTCCTTCCCGCAACCATCGGCGCCGCCGCTTGCATTCAGTCTCCCCGGGTTCATGTGGAAGGCAAGTCGGTTTCGGTTGTTTCCTTGCCGACGATGCCCCAACGGACGGCTGCCAGCAAGCCAAGCAGCTCGCAGTCGAAGGCGTGATTGTCCTTCTTGCCCTGGGGAAGAATCCATTGGGGCTTACCCGACCGACGATCGCGGACGCGAACCTCGGCGTTCATTTGGTCGACGTAATCTTGGCCGGCATCGAGGGCATACGAAAAGGACTTTCTTGAGCGCAAGCCGTGCATCAAATCTTTACCCCCCAAATTCGACCAGACCAGGAGCACGGCGCGAGCCTGAAGACCGGGGACCATAATGGTCTGCTTATCCGAATAGAATCGGCGGGTCTGCTTCCCGTCCTTGGCCGTTACGCTGAAGTCTTCGTTACCAGAGCCCTTCGCACACTTCCAGCCACGCATCGCCGTCTGCCGATAGACGTCTTGGGCTTGGTCTCCGGCATCGACCATTACAAGGGCCGGATGTACCGCGTGGAGTTTGACGAAGGCCTCGACGTCTTGCCAGGTGTCAATCTTGGCGAAGGCCTTGAGACGGCTATGCCCGGTCTTACTCCATCGGCGGACTACTCCAAAAAAGTGTCCTCGTTGTACGTCGATTCCAGCCGTTCGGAAAGGGAATGAGCCATCGGGTGCTCCCTCTCGTTCGACAACCTTGCCCTTGGGAGTGATGACCGACTCGCCTTCCCAGTCGTCGGCGCAGTTATAGTTGGCGGCCGCGGCGATGTTCACGATCTCGCCGCCCTCTTCGGCCCATGCCAAAGCGAGCCTCTTCTGTTTGAAGATGCGGCGCTGTTCTTCGTCTCCGTAAATCTCGGCTTGTTCTTTGCTTTTAATCATCATCACGGCCAGCTCGCCCCAGCTCATTGACGCAAGACTGTTCCAGTGGAGGCCGACGTAACCGCTGTTAGTGCTCGACGCTGTAGCCACAAAGGCGCCGCGGCGGTTCGCTTCCAAGCGCGTGGCGTTGTTGTCGGGCAGTCGTTCCTGGCACGATGCGCACTCGTAAGTCGTGCCGTTCGTAACCTTGAGCAAATCCCATGAGCCAGTCAGTTTGGCGTCGTCTGGAAAACGAACCTGCTCCCAGACATAGGGCTGGAGCGCTTCACATTTTGGGCATCGAAAGTTCCAGTCGCGTTGGTCGGTCGTCTCATGGAGCTGATGGATCTCCTGACCGGCACGGCCGCCCTGACTCATAAACACTCGCTTACCCATCCAACCGAACGCCGTCACTCGAGCGCTTAATTCGGCAAGGTGGCCGGGAGGTGCTTGCCAACATTCGTCGGCAATCGTGAAGCGAAGCGATAGGCGTTGAAGGTTGGTCTCATTGTGGAGGCCGCGACAATAGAGCGTCATGCGGTCGAAGTCGGCAGTCGTCGAGCGGTCCAAGTCGTCGGCAGATAGCCGAGCCTTGACGGGCGGGCAGTTGTTCCAGACTGGGCGGAGGTAGCGCAGGGCAAAGTCCTTTGCCTCGCTGTCCGTAGCCTGCAGAAGCATGGTAGGTCCGGGCGTGTTCGCAATGATGTGGCAGGTAAGCAGCCGAGCCAGGAGCGATTTGCCCGACTGGATGCTGGCGATAATGGTCGCCATGCGGACCTCGGGGTCGGCGATGATACGCAAGGCCTCCGCGATCCACGGCGTACGCTCCGACCGAAACGGCCCGGGCATCGGCGAGTCAGGGATGGCCAAAACATTCTCTTCGAGCCACTCGACGACGTCGCCCGAGTCAGAGGGACGCAAGACGTCTCGGCCGATTCGGAGCAGGTCGGCCTTATTCATCGCTTGCGGATAGGTCGGCCTTCGTCCTGCGTATCCAGACCTCGAGCGCCTTCACGGCCTTGGCAGGATTCTCGGGGTTACACCCTTCGGCCACATCCAGCGCTAACTTGTCGAGGCGGTTGACGACCTCGCTCATCAGTTGCCGCATCGCCTCGCCGGCTTCCTTCGAGCTGATGTAGTCTTTAGCCAGGATCAAGCGGCGCTCTTGCTCTTCCTCGAGGGCGACCTGCGTCTTGAGCGATTGGTTGTAAGCGGTTTGGTACTTCCCTTGATTGGGGTCGCCGCCATCCATCGATGCAAGCCAGACGCCGCGAGCCCGGGTGACCAGCGTGCGGTGCTCGGCGATCGTATCGGCCAGCGTGCCGTCGTCGAGGTTGGCCGGCGCGGCCTTCGGCGCCTTCGCCGTGCGGGCTACGTCTCGAGCTGCACGCCACGCCAGGGCGGACTCGATGCTATCCGTAGGCATTCCCTCGCGCTTGAGCACGGACACTCGTTGAGCGGTGATGTTCAACGCGGTTCCGATCTCGAGGTTGGTGAGTCTATGCGTCATGGCCGAGTGCTGGAGTTCCCCCGTTTGCTGTTTTGGTCAAATCCGTCATTTGCCCCCGTATAAAAGAAGGGCAGGTGTCGCCCAAAAAAATACATTTTGGAACATTACACTTTTTTGAGCCG